GCATTCATCACTTCCATGACCTTTTCAAGTCCTCTCTTAACACGTGGGGTAGGAGGTGTTGTACCTTCTTCCAACGCCATAAGGATTCTCTGCTGCTCAACTTGAGAATACTCCATAAGAGCAGATGATACTAGCATTTCTAAATTCATTTTCTTCTTAACCTAAAAGAAAGGGTTTTCCTATACGTGATTATTTATTATTTCTGATTTCTGCATTGAAGTCAGAAAACTTCTTGACCGCTTGACCAGGGGTCATATCTTGAAGTGCTATTCTATATGTATCAGTACCTGCCTTCCACGTATTACCACTGCCATCATCAGCAGAGTAGTTAGACTGGTCCTTACTGGTATCTTGTGCTAACTCCTGCTCTGGAGACAACTCAGTTACCTCTGTCACATGCTGTAACCAAGCACGTAACTCAATGTTTTTATCGTCCTTCATAATAATATAGTTGGTTCCACGGTGGACTACATGACCACGCAATCCTGTGTCGTCATGCTCTACTAATGCTCCGACCTTAAAGATCTGATTGAGCATATAGAAATCTCTGAATGAATCGTAGTCTAGCTTAGGTGCATAGTCCCATACAGATTCTTTTTTGGTAGTCTTCTTCTTACTGTCCTTCTTAGGAGGTACCATACCTGCCTTTACATCAGACATTAAAGTCTTACCATACTTCTTACTGGTACCTTGAGGTAGACCAGCATGGAAACTATCATAGTCGTCACCAGAAGCATGCTTCCTCTGACCACTAGCACTTAGCTTCTCGACTGGATCCTCAGACTTTGGATCTCTAGCACCAGCAGACTTGATATTAATAGTCTTGAAATCATAGTGCACTCCATTGTATTTTGAAGTGATCTTCTCGAATTCTTTGACACGATCATCCCCCACTACCATAGTTACATGCTCTTTACCCTCATCATTTAGGTCACGTAGTATGTCAAAGACATTCCTATGTGCTTCATTATTTTGGATAGCATCCTTATGACTAGGAAATAACTTCCTCATGTGTCCAACCTTTTGGTCAGCACCTAGTGGATTCTTCTTATGATCCTGAGACCTAGAAGGATAGATTCTATAGTTACCTGAGTCACCACCATGAGACTTCACAGCATCAAGTAACTTACCATGACCTGCATGTGGTGGGTTAAACCTACCAAATGTTATAGCTACATGGTTGTCTGCTTCCTGTGCTTCTGCTTTCTTTTCAGCAGCAGTCTTACCCTTGGCTTTAGTTGCTTCTTTTAAGAATTGTATAAATCTCATTAACCCCAGTCCTTAGCGGCTGTAAAGTTTGCTCTGGAAAATTCCAGTCTATCGACAAGTTTGAGTGCTGCCCCATCTTTGATGGCAACAAACCCCTCTGGATTAGTAGCCCGTAGACCACCCTCTTCTTCAAGGAATGTACCAACACTTTTGATCTTAGTCAATTTATTTATGATCATAACCTTAGCATCCATCAGGTTTTTAAACCCACTGAGTGCTGAGTTCATGGAAGATCTGTTAGTATTTAGGTATTTTACAGCTTCATTACGTCGTTTCATCCACTCTGCTTTAGATTTTAAAGTCTTCTTCTTTGCCATCTCCTTGTTAAACTTCTCGGAGATAAAACAACAGAATTGTTTTGACATTATATCAGCACCAGGTACCCTACCTTCTCTTACTACTTGGTTAAAGTATACCTTAAACAATGCTGGTAATGTAAACGGTCCTTTACCTACATCTTGGACACCCTTAATGAATGTGCTTCCTGATTTGAAGTTTCTTTCAGCAGCAAGTATAGTCCTGTTTACGTTTGCCTTCTCAACCATTGATAGGTTAGCAGCACCACCTACATTAGTAAAATCTGAAGAGAATACTGCTACGTCTGGTTTACCTTGTAACTTACTGACATTAGCACCAAATCCTGCTGCTAGGTCTTGCATAGTCCTACCAGTATACTCTGTGTGAAATACTATACCCAACTTACTACGACCTACTCTCTCACCTAACTCACTGTCAACAGGAATAGTATAGGTGATAGTGTTAGGTCTAAAACTATAGTTACGTTGACCCTCTAACATTATTACTGAAGGTGTTGTCTGATATAACAGGTCACCCTGTAGCACACCTTGTATAGGTAGAGTGGATAGTCTTTGTAGACACTCTTTAAGGATAGACCCTACAGTCTGACCAGGATAGAGTCTATCTGCATCTGCTTCACTGTATACTACCTTCGGATTCTGCTTATTAAATACTGACTTAGTACCAACAAAGAACCTACCGTCCTGTGGATTCCTACCACATACTATAGCAGGTGCACCATCCCATTTGGTAGTGACCTTCATAGCAGACTGACCATCTCCCTCAGTCAACATATCTCTCAGTGACTTCAGGAAATTGATTGAGTTGGTAACACCAGCAGGACCACTGTTAAAAATGTCGTCTTCTAGGTGCTCTAAGTGTGTATTCTTTGCCATAGCTAGCGGATGTTAGTTCTTTCTTGGGTTGCGATCCCAGAGGCACATCCATCTCCTCGTTGATAGTGTGGTGTGGAAGGATACCCATCGGTGCAAGCACGTCATCGTCCTTCCATACATTTATTATAACAGAGTGATGGGTCTCTGGGTGACCGAGTGGACACTTATTATTCTGGTACCAAGCACTTGGATACCATGATCTGCTTGAATTCTGGAGTAATGTTAGCAAAGAACTGAGGTTGTGGTGTGAATTTACCCTTGTATCTCAACTCTAAACTTAGAATAGGGACACTCTTCTTGGATATCATAAAGAATATCTTAGCAGCATCTGCCTTATCAGTAGCAGCCCAATCTATATCTATCTTATACTTTGTTTTATTTCTAGCAATTTTTGCTAGACCACATAGTATAGTATGCTGATCAATGTATGTGCCTGCACCAAGTGTCAGTTTATACTCATCCACCTTAGGGATCTTTGATACTGTACCAATACCAGTTATCAAACCAAACCCAAACCTATACTTGTCTAAGTTGTTACTAGCAGAAAGATCCTCTTTAAGGTTAACCTTTAGTACTAAATTAATTAACTGGTCGGCAAATGTATCACCATTCTTAAGGACAATATTCCTAAACTCAGCCCATAATGAATTATCCTTTCTCTTTAGATCATCATTAACAAAGGTCTTCATGTCAGGTAGTTTACATGAGGTAGGTTCAGTACTATAACCCTCTACATGATTACCCTTAGCATCAATATAAGGATACTTAAACTGTTGTGCCTTATCTCTGTGAGCAAAGAGGGTCTTACGAGTCTTACCTCTAAACAATTCTTCATCACTCATACCTTCAGACAGATCCTTACCATTCTCATCCTCAAGGTTGAGAATACCACGTTCTATTGCATCCCTTACCCTTGCAGCAAAATATCCTGTCCTTCTCTCATCCAAATCTTCTCGTGCCTTCTTAAATGCATTGTTAGGACCATCACCATTGATAAGAGTAGTGAATGCTTTATTAATAAGAGTAGGGTCTGCTGAGTTTGCTGAAGGTTTCTTCTTTAAAGAGACTCCAAAGTATTGCCTAGCAGTAGTCTTAACAATAAGGTCTGAAGAATTGTAATCATCAAACCCATACTTACTTACCCTAAACTTTGTTACCTCGGCAGGCCATTTATCACCTGTCAAAAATACCATACTTGCTTTGACATCTGCTCTCTGATGATGATCATGTTGCAACCATCCCTTAACTGCTATGGCAGCAGAGATACCTTGCATTGCATTCTTTAATAAATCTGATCTCTTTTTAGGGGTTAGATCAGGAATACATTGCCTCATATAGGCTACTGCTTTATTCTTTTCCGACCCAAATTGTACATTACCATTATTACTAATGATACCAGCAGTCTTATTAACCCATGTATGTAAGCATTTCTCAGACTTAGTGGCAGCCTTTAATTCTACAGTGCTATAAAACATAGCACCAGCACACATTATTTCTGAATATTCCATTAAAAAAGAGGGAGCTAGTCCCTCTTATTTATTAATGTAGGAGGTTGGATTCCTGTGTACCAACAAAGAACGGGCATTACTACAGTAGTAAATTTTACGTCCTTGCCTGAGACCCGACTGGTAAGTCGATTCAC